CCGAAAGCTTTGCCACATCAACTTCAAGCTTAGTGATTCTTTTATTAAGAATGTCCCTTGTAGTCTTCAAGGACTCTACCCGTTCCATAGCATCCTCATACCTATAGAGCAGCCCACCTGGATACTCTGGAAAGCCATAGATCATATTCCATAGCTCGTTGTACGAATGCTTACGCCTACGCTCACGGTATTTTTTAATGCGGTGTCTCATCAGAAAGCATCCTCGCATACACATGCGTTGCACTCTGTTTTTGTTTTAGTGTGTCCGACATGCTGGTGCTCCCAGGCAAGACCACGCTGGTGTGCTGTAAGCCCCCTAGACCATGTCCTGTCTGGCCACACTGTGTAAAGCTCTGGCCTGATGTCTTCTAGTTCCATTATTTGTTCAGCCCTTCGTAAAACCAATCGGCAACCCTTTTAATTGACACAAGCTCTACATTGGCAAGCTCCCCAGAATCAACCCTTTCGAGAAGATCGTCTTGTACCCTTATTGCTTCGCTTAGTGCATAAATCTTTTCAGCAACCGTTACTTCTGTATTATTTGTATATTCTACAACAACTTTAAACATTTGTCTACCCCTTCAGTCCCTGGTTAGAAGCTCTCCACAAAGTAGGGCTGTGATTGTCCTCCACACCCTGCTTCGTCTCTTTGTCTTCATATAATCTAATAACGTGGACACAAGGATCACCGCCTTGGTCAAAGTCTTTGTCTTCTTCTGGTGTCAAAGGTATTCCATCGTGTGTTTGACAGACTGGTGGACCAATCCATCCACGAATGTATCCCTCTTCAACCCACTCTTCAAAGCTCATTTCATCTGAATTTGTCATCGCTGCCCCAGGCCTTTCTCATAAACTCTTCGAATCCCATATCCTCTAAGTTCTTGGTCATATCTCTAATATCATTATCTAGAATAGCAAGATGCATAAGCAACACGACGCTGCTGACCGCGCTAAGCTTTGGACCAAGATTGGCCAAGTCCTGCTTTATTTCAGAGCGCTTTCTTTTAAGGTCGTTTATTTCTTCTTTTGCCTTATCCTCATCCATCGAGCATCATCATTTCTAGTTTAATTTGCTCTATAGCATCCTTAGTTTTCTGTAAACTAAAGACTAGAGAGGCGACGCCTATCTGACTAAGGCTTTCGCTAGCGATAAGAACATCCATCTCAAGCAGAGACTGTTCTTCCTCTAGCTTTGCGATCCACTGCTCACCTTCTAGCAAGCTTGCAAACAAAGGCGAGCCAGGGTTTGCTTCAAAATTGTTTTCTTCCATGCATCAATAATATCATTACAGAGGCTTTATGTCAACACCATGTGGTAAGATTTACCTATGACTTGTCCAGAGTGTGATACCCCTATCGGCATTGCGGTTATGGATGACAGAGAAGACAAGAACTACCGCCACATTTTGGAGATTTGCCCGTACTGTGGTTATCAAAAAACTTACGTAGATTATTTAGACGATTGACAAACTGCTGCTATCGTGAGACAATGGTTTTATGATAACAGAATTGAGGAAACATGATGTTTAAGTATGATCCAGAAAAGGTGCCAGATATTAAGCTGGAGAGAGAGTGGCCGCTAGAAGATAAAACTATTAACCAAGTTTACCGTGCTGGCAACTGGTCTTTCGAAACAAGCGAAGAAGCAAACCTTGAGTATGCGGAAGAGGCCATCTATGCATGGATTGCGTGGCATGACTTTTTGTCTGCTAACAAGAAGCTTTTAAACAATGATTGAGAACTACGAGCACTTTCTAAAAAGGGCACACGCCGAGGGCTGGAGAGATCCCGTTGCTGTGAGCAACCTGGAAATTAAAGCTTATGAAGCTGGAATGATTACAGAAAGAAAACGTGTCCTGTCTATATTCAAAGAGGTAGAGGGCACACCAACAATGCGTTTCCTAGATATCCTAAGGCTTATAAACCAAATACGCAATCCTTAATAATCGTGTATACTGGTCTTGTGGCTGTTAGTTTTTAGCTGTACAAGACACAGGAGATAATTAAATTGGGATCAGCAAGGGAAGCGGAATACAAGCGTCAAGCACGCGACCGCAACAAAGAGTACGTTAGAGATCTTAAAGAGAAGCATCCCTGTTCTGATTGTGGAGAGTTCTATCACTATAGTCAAATGGACTTTGACCACATCCAAGGAAAGAAAAAGCATAATGTATCTCGTTATGCAAACTCAGCAGTGAGTATTAAAACTATCAAGGACGAGCTAGCTAAGTGTGAGCTGGTTTGTGCCAATTGTCATCGACTTAGAACTTGGATGCGACAAAACGGCAGTTAGTGTATACTAATACTATGATAGTTGATAACAATATTGGCGGCAACGGTAAAGTTGATCCCCGCAGGCTTAGAGGGCGCGTCAGGGAGCCTCAGGTGGACGCTGTGGCGGTCGCCAGAGAGTCTGAGCAAGAAAGAAAGCTTGCTAATTACGAGAAGCAAGAGAAGCTAAGGGCACCAAAGGTACAGATTGACCAGAGAGTTATTCTTTGGTCTTGGATTACTGGTATTGCTATTGCATTTGTGGCCTCCGCCATCGTATCTTTTAATGGTATTACTGCCGTAGCACAGTTTGTTGGGCTATCTCAGGCTTGGATGGGTGGGCTGTTCTTCTTCTTTATTGAACTTATGTATCTTTTGTTCTTAGTTGCATACCTGGTTTTAGCATCACGAGTAGACGACGATGGGAAGCAAGAGAAGACTTGGGGGGCGATCATGGGCATGGTAGCCTTCGGAGGGCTTGCTGTGCTAGCTAATGGCTTCCACACCTTTGATTTCTGGAACTGGGACTGGACGGAGCCACGCATGTGGGCTGGTATTATCTTAAGTATCTCTGCCCCAATTGCAATTATTAGTGCATCTAAGATGGCATCACGAGTCGTGTTTGCTAAGTCTATTAAGCTATAGCTTCCACTTATATTTATGAACAAGTAGTCGTAAGAAGTCAGATTTATCTGGAGCTTTTATAGTGCCTTTTTCTTTAAGCACCTGACGATACAAAGCCACGCTGTCGGCACCACCCAAGATAGCATTTTCCAGCGGTATGGGAGATAGCCTCCACTTTAAAACTCTTTGAGCAAAATAAGAAAGCCAGAGGTCTTCAATTTTTAGTGCTTCGGGAGGTGCTTGTGATATAAGCCTTGGATCAAGGAATATGGCTGCATCAATCATTCCTAGCCCTGTACCACAGTAGTTAGCTCTTTGGCTTGGATTATATATTCTAGTTCGATACTTATAGTAGTTGCTTCCCCCACGATCTAAGGTCCAAGCAAAACCAGACTTATAACTCTTTTCTTCATAATACCTTAGGCACTGCTCAACATAATCGTTGGGTATTTTGACATCATCATCGATAAACAATATAATGTTTGTTCCTCGCTCAGCAAGATCTTTGCCTACAGAAAATCTTCTAAAAGCAAACTCATTGTTTCCCTCATGCGACACCTCGATATCCAGATGGCCGTCGAACTTTTTTGCTACCGACTCTACATATTCAAACTTGATCAAGTTTGCATTAGATATTCTAACATCAAAATTTTTATAACTTTGATTACTTAAACTATTTAGCATACCGTTAAGGGAAGACAGCCTTTGCCATGTTAGCAGAACAATAGTAACTTTGTACTTCCCCTTCATAGCGGAGGAAGAGCCTCTCAGATTTACCTGCTCAATAGCTCTTTTCTTGGGTGGCGGTGGCTTTTTTCGAGATCTTTCTTGTCTATAATTAGCAAGACTGTCTTTGTTTTTAGAAACCCGAACCTTTCTCACTGGGCCTTTTCCAGGCTTTTTAGGGATTTCAGACATTATATAACTATTATACCAGGGTATTGCTATACTTGATGTATGGAATTAGAAGAAAAAATAAGACAAATCCTATTTAACATAGGAAAAGAGATTAAGATTCATACTATTGGCAAAGATATGATCATAGAGATAGACTATGAAAAGTATGTAGAAGAGTTATTGGACTGCTATAATAGTTTTAATGAATGATACATACCGCCTAGAATTACGTGACCTGCCAGTTTATGTAATTAACTTAAAAGATGACACCACCAAAAGAGCTGCCATTGAGCAACAGCTAAAGTCGTTTGGCTTTTCTAATGTTACTTTTTTCCCAGGTGTTCGTAGTCCAATTAAGAAGGTGGGTGTTGCATCATCTCACAATCTTTTGCTAACACAGCTAGGAGAAAAAGATCTGCCCTGCCTAGTTCTAGAGGATGATGTAAGTATTTGGGACAAAAAAGAGTACATAGACATACCACAAGAAGCGGACGCCTATTATCTTGGTAACTCTGCCTTTGGGCTATACGGTGGAGTAGGCAAGAAAAAGATAGCTCTCGAAAGATTTGACAACAATACATTTCGAGTATATAATATGCTTGCTGCCCATGCTATTGTATATTTAAACTATGAATATGTCAAGTTTTTACAGCAAGCCACTGATTTTCAGCTAATGATCAGAGACAATCAGGATAAGGCCAGGGCTGAAACAATGAAGTACTGGCAGGTTTATGCTGCAGAGAAGCCAATGTTCTACCAAAATGGTGTGCATGAGCCGCTTACAAAAAGAACGCTTCCTGGCAAAAACTACTCTGGTCCAGAGTCGGTACACATCTTTTAAAGATATAGTATAATTATTCTAGAACAAGGAGAAAAGATTGATTATTGAAGATTATTTAGAAAACTCTCTTAAAGAAAAGGGTTATGAGTACGACAAGCTTGCAAATGATGCTTTTCTCATTAAAAACTTTTTAAGCAAAGAAGAGATCCAAGAGTTTCAAGATCTCGCACGCAATACCCTACCCCCACAGTGGTACTTTTTTTATCTAAAAGAACTAGAGAAAAAGGGAGAACAGTTTTATGGAAGAACAGACATCGCTAGCCTAATCGAAGAGGGCAAGCTTATGCTTATTCCAAGAAACATGACTCAAACCAGGTCTACAATTCCAGAATTAGAACAGACTGTAAACAACGTTACAGACAGAGTAAACGCTATCTTGCCAGAAGAATACCCCAGTGGCATGTACGGTGTGATGCACAGGCACTACAAGGGTGTTGGACTAGAAGATCACAGAGATACTGACTGCAATCCAGCTCTGAAGCTGGCCACAGTTGTTTATCTTAATGATGATTATGAAGGTGGATACTTGTACTTTAAAGACGAAGATCTGTCAATTGAAATTAAGCCCCCCGCAGGTTCTGTCATTATCTTTAGAGCCAGCAGGCTTCACGGAGTTACAGAGGTCACAGGTGATGGAGAGCGATATGTTCTAACCTCATTTATTTCACACGTAGCAAAAGCTAATGAAAGGTTTGACACTGGTAGCAACCAGCAGAACCCCACAGACGGCCAAGACATGGGCTACAAGATGGAAACCAGAGATTCAGACTATGATCCAGCCCTTGAGCATTTTCTAGAAGAAGGCTATGCTGGTACTGGTAAAAAGGGAACTGTCTAGCAGCACTCGTTGGTTGAAACGTGACGCTCGTTTACGTCGTCCCAGCTTCTGCCGTATAGGGTGTGCCTATTCCCAGAAGTAACCTTAGAGACTCGGTGCTCAAACTCCTTTGACAGAGGGATGTTTACTAACATGCCTGGCTCTGCCTCAACAACATAGTCTTTATTTTTGAACTCTAAGACTCCGCCTTCGTAATCATCGTTAATATAAATAGTGATTGTTGCTGTTATGTGGCCTGTAGCAGTAGAGTCTTCGGGCTTCCCGTCAACCCCCTCCTCATCATCTCTTTCATAGTGGAAGTCCATTGCATACTCTACGTTGTGGCCAAGCTCCGCTACGATCTGCTCATCTGGAACGTGAAAAAACGACTGAAGTGCATCCGCCCCCATGAACTGTTTTGGAACCACTGCCTCCATCCGCTCTCTGGTTGGCCACTCTCTCCACTGAGTTGTTACAATTTTAGAGTTGTCTCCAGGCAAAATCATTATGCCCTCATCGTTATACTCTGCGACATATCCAATAAACTTATTTCTAGTGTTGCCACCATATGGAGATCTTTTTGTTATGTACCAGTCGTCGGGGTTGTTTGCAAAAGCATTCACCCAAGCAACCTCTTCTTCAGAAAGGAAGTTTCTAATTACCCACAAATCTTTTTCGATATACTCTTTACGAGGTTCCCAAATCTCTTTTAGCCTTTGTGGATCACGCTCTGCGTAGTCCGCTGCTGGATAGTCTGCCATATTAAGACGCCCTTAGAGTCTTTACTTTATGAGCTACGACGGTATCTGTTGGCTCTCCGTCCCTATACAGGGTAATAACTGCGGCTGGCTCTTCTTTAGTTCCAGTTACTGTTACGTCTGTTCCAGGAACCTTGTATGATCCGTTAGTAATAATTCTTTTTACCTTTCCCCTGGCTGTTCCGCCAGAAGAATTCCAGGATACCATTTGCCCAACTCTAACCGAGTCAGCCTTTTCTACTAAATCTATTTCTGATTGCTCAGAGCGCATCTCAAACCAGGACTCTGTTCTTGCTTGCTTTGAGGCCTTCAGAGCTTCTGCATTTCCAAGGCTAAAGATAGCTTCGCCCAAGTCGTCAGACTTTTTGCTTTCACGCTCAGCAATTTTACGAGACCAGCTAAAGCCAGCGTCTCCGCCCCAAGCGTCCCACATTACACGCCCCTTAGACGGGAAGTCGGGGCCATCATAAAAACCCTTGCCCTTCTTGTCAACCTCATGACGGGAGAAGAAAGAATACATACGCTTAACTACACTAAGAGACATTGATCTACCTGCTACGATGTCTCGTGCTCTACCCCAGCCAACTGCGGTTCCAGCACCCTTAGCCTTGCCATCTTCTTTCCACTTAATGGCACGACGTGCAGCAGCTTTCATACCGCTAGTTGGGGCATAAGTATCTGCCTTGTACATGTCATCTTTACCATAGCCTTTGTCTTCGCCCATGGTGTGATTGTTAATATCAATTTTCTGTGCATCTTTATACATCATTCCAATGCTGTATGCTGTCTCTTCCCATCCCCCAGGGATCTCGTCAAAGATGCGGACAGACATTGCGGGGTTCTCTGGAGGCATAGACTGCAAAGAGTATTCTCCCTCAGGAGATCCTAGGACGCCACCTTCCCACATGATGTGCTCCACACGACCGTGTACGGTGCCCTCCATGGTTTCTCCCATTACATAGTCGCCCTCTTTAATCTCAGCTCCCGCTGGTGCATCAGCCTTGCCGATGCTAAAACTTGATCGTTCTGGTTTACGAACTGGTGTGCTCCAGTTAAAGTGTGATTGTGCATACGATGCTGGCTCTGGCTGTCCCATTGCTGATGTCATTTTCTTTTTACCCTTCTCAGCTTCACTCATATTAATTGCAGTAATCTGTTTCTGTGCTGCTGCGGCAGAATCATGGCAGCCCATAACCTCGCTAGTTCCGTCCTTTACGACAGGGTAACCCGAGCAACCGTAAGATCCTTTTTCTCCAACTGAATATGGCATGCTTCTAGTATATCAGATGCTTTTAATTTTGCCTTCAGATAGAAGGTTGGCAATCTGTTCTTTTTCCCAATCAAGCGGGTGTCTAGACCTTTTATAATAAATTGCTTTTTCTATGTCAAATCCACACACAGTGACATCATAACCTTTTCTAAGGTAGTAATGTATTGCAGCAAACCCAGAAGTAGGATACGGCTCTGTATCTGGCGGGGCAGGCATTGATGTAGTGTCAATAATCTCAACATTTTTATCTATTGTTCTAATTAAAGTGGGTATCCCGATTGCAATCGTTTGTTGTGCATAATTGCAATAGTCGTGCCACTTAACTCGCTGAAGCCTCTTCATAAGATCGTTGTACCTCATGGCCATAATATTTTTATTGCCTGGAGTTAAGGCAAAATTGTTTGCCCAATTAAAGTGAACATATAAATCATATTCATCTGGTACATTACATACCCTTGGATTGTTGGCTATTAGACAAATTTTCATTAATTAGATTATATCAACAATCTTCGCTGGTAGATAGGTGTTTGTTTTCTGCGCTGTCCCAGCTTCTGCCGTATAGAGTATGTCGATTGCCGTTAGTAACCTTGCTAATTCTGTGCTCAAATTCTTTGTATAGTGGTATGTTTATTAGCATGCCTGGCTCTGGCTCAATAGAATAATTTTTATTTTTAAATTCTAGCAACCCGCCATCATAGTTATCATTTATGTAAATGCTGTATGCCGCAGTTATTTTGCCCTCGGCATTAGAATCTGATGGCTTCCCAAAATGCTCTTCATCATCATCTCTTTCATAATGAAAGTCCATAGCATAGTCTACATCATGACCTAGCTCAGCCATAATCTGCTCATCTGGAACCTCAAAGAACGACTGAAGAGTTCCGACGCCATCAGTCTCAGCAATCACAACCGACTCGACCCGTGCATTTATAGAAAATCTGTTCCACTGAGTTGATTTATGTTTAGAGTTTGGGCTCGGAAGCAAGACCTTGCCGTTTTCGTCATGCTCTGGGACATACCCGATAAACTTGTTTCTTGTGTTGCCCCCATAAGGCGATCTCATGGTTATATACCAACCCTCTGGGTCATTTGCTAGCTCACTTAGCCACAAAATTTCTTTCTCAGAAAGGAAGTTTCTAATTACCCATAAATCTTTTTCGATATACTCTTTACGGGGTTCCCAAATCTCTTTTAGTCTATTTACGTCAAACTCTTTGTAGTCTGCCTCTGTCAAGTCTTTCATTTAATTATTTTACCACACAAAAAAACAATAAATCACTTTTTTTGGTATAGTTGTAAGCATGATAAAAAAAATACACCAAATTGCTTTTTCTAAGCAAGACTTAACAGGATATGTTCCTCCCAACAAAAATAATCTTGAAGGCTTTATGCCAGATGGCGAATATAAGTTATGGAACTTTACAGAAGCAATCAGGCTTTTAGAAGAAGATAATGCCACGGAAGTGCTGCAAGCTATAAAAAAAATAAATGCTGGCGCTCTGCAATCAGATATATTTAGATTATATATTATTAAAAAGTTCGGTGGCTGGTATGTTGATTTAAATAACTATATCCAGGTTAGCTCTCAAGACCCCCACATTCAAAACAAAGAACTTATTATTTTTGGAGAAACCCAGCTAACGGCTATTGCCCCATGGGGAATTCAAAATGGTTTATTTTATGCAGAGCCAAACCATCCTGCAATCCAAAAAGCATTAGCTTTTGCTGTTGAAAATGTTAACAATATGTACTATGGTTTTAGCCCATCCTGCCCCACTGGGCCCAATGTCTTGGGCGCAGCTGTGGCATCTCACAATTTGCCAGAAGATCACAGACAAGTCTATGGAGAATTTATATGGCACGTCACAAATAGGAGGAGGGGCTTTTATTATAGAGGGAGCACAGAGCCATTTGCACTATATAAGCCAACAATGCTTGAGCCTGGGGTTAACAATCTACCAGGCGGGAACAACTATGTGGAAATGTGGCATCGAAGAGAGCTTTACTCCGAATACTGAGAAACGGCCCACTCATCAAACGCTTCATAAAATTCACCTAGGCTTATCCCAATACTATTGCGAAACGCATCTTCAAAGGTCTGCCCTTCTTCAAGAAGTCGGTAAAGATGAACTAAGGCTTCAAAGCCAGCGTTAGCGACAATGTATTCGATTGCTACTTGGCCCCACAGATATTTGTCCTCAGACTTTTCAGAATTCCACTCTTCTAAGTCTCTCAGAGAGGCATATTCAAACCACCTATTTTGTGATTTATGGTACGGGTGCAGCTCTAAGTAGTCATTCAAGGCATAGGCATAAAACTCTGCGAACCCTTCTACAAACCAGACTGGCCTAAAGTTTTCCATGCTTCTGGGAGGAGTCTGCCCACCACTTGCATGATCAACGTGGTCCTGCACTACATGCAGTGATTTATGGGACAACATTCTTGCAAATTGTGGCGACCTATCTAGGATACTTAGCCCCCTTAAGCTAGAGCCTACATACATAGTATTACCTCCAGAGCAAGCCCCCCAGCCGTAGTCACAGGGCCTGAGATTTTGACCAAAATTATCAACCATTGGCATGTCCAAGTTATTTTCATCTACCATCTCGTGCATGAAATGGGCGTTAGCTCCTACAATCAAGCTAACTTTTTCATCAATCTCACTTGACATCATTAAGATCGTGTGTTCAGAAAGTTCTGTAATCCAGCCGTGGTGCTGTTCGGGTATCCTGGGGTCAATATAGACATCAATCTTGCTTTCATCGAATTTCGGCTTGCGAGCGTCAAAGCTGTCAAACATCTTGTTTAGTGAAGACGATACGAGTTCGTCTCGATCAAAAGAGGTGGGCCAGTCAGTTTCAAAAGCCGGAGCTATTTCGTACCCAACAGGGTCTATTTCGAGGCTGACCTCCTCAATGCTTGTCAAGCCATTGGCTTCACCATCGGTAATTCTTGATGTATCTTCTAGCGCACAGCCGCTAAGAATAATTGTCGAAGATGCTATAAATGCAATGTATTTTTTCATACCTATATTCTATCAAGGGTGTTACTTTTTGTCAATAGCAAGAAGAGGTCCCCGTATAGTGAAATTCAGGCACGAAGGCCTCGGTCTCAACAAAATGGGTAACTAATCCATCCTAAGATCCTATACGGGGACAGTATTATTGTACCATGAAGGAACTTCTCGTGTTTTCCAAGAAGCAATGTAACTTTTATCTTTGATGTAGTACGTTCTATAAGATTTAATAGAATCATCACTCTTGTACTCGTCAGGCATAGCTGGTGTAGGCTGTGTGAAACCTTTCGATCTGATACCGTTGGGAGTTTGCTGTAATGCTTTTACTAAGCCATCTGCCTCACACTTGTGTACCTTGCCGTATCGCCTGGTGTATTCTTTACATAGCTTTACAAGAAGATCTGATAGCCACACATAGTTTTCTTTGCTTGCCCTGGCCCATACTGCAGAAGGATGATTAATGTGTGTGGCTTGATACATCACAGCATCTCTGTCGTCAAGCAATCTCCACCGCTTTACATTACGACCAGTCTTTGAAAACCCTGGCTCCTGCAGCCCGTCTGAGAGCCTGTGAGCGGTAGATAGAAGCTGACAGTACTCCAGAATCATCTTCACAACATGCTTGTCTAGGTGGTACTCTGCACACTTCTCTGTGTCGTTGTCCAAGTAAAATATGTTCATACACTCAGTATATTTTAAGCTTGGAGTTTTGTCAAGAGCGGATGCGATGTTTGCTGGAGTTCTTCTTCTGTCCACAGATCTGCACGAGAAGCACCGTGATATGCTTTAGCCATATTAATTTCAATTAGGTGATCATTAACAGACTGCTTATCATCTTTGTTTAAATAAATAACTCCAAGGTATCTGCCGTACTTGTCCTTCTTGGTTACATCCAGCATAACAGTCTTGTCCATCAGAAGCTCCTGCAGGTAGGCCTTTACGACTTTGCCGTAGGGGTGCCACTTTTCGGGGGTGTCAACACCAATTACTCTAATTCTAGTGTTAAAGCCAACTTTAAATCCAAGATCAATATGCAGATCTATTGTGTCTCCATCAATTACTTTTGTAACTTTAGCTTCATAGTTATACATTTATTTCTTCCCTTCGTCTGGTAAGTGAGACAAGACTTTTAAGATTAACTTATTAAGCTCTTGAGCTTGTGCCACAGTTTTGGGGGATGAGCCAGTGTTATGAAAATAATCTTTTAACTCATATAGATCTTTTTGTACTTCTTCAATGTACTCGAATGCCCACTCCCTTGAGGTAGACATGAACTTGAGAAACCCGTCATTGCTAGTTGACTTTTCATATTCAGCCTTAAAGATTTCCTGTGCTTGCTGGTAAACGGTTGTCCTGTCTACCTCTGCCTGAGCAGCTTTAATAAATAGCTCTCTATTCTTTAACCTAACTAAAACATTACTAATAATTAAAAAGCCAGCAACTGAAGCGACCCCTACAGCCAAAGCAATTTCTAAGATTGTTTGGATCATTCTTCTCCCCCTTCTCTAACCAACAGAACGATAGCCCCGTTGTCTTCTAAAGCTTTCTTGAGCCTTACCATGTAAGCAACCGCTTGACGCTTCCCATAGTCGTCTAGCCTCATAAAAACCTCTTCGCTTGCCCTTACCGACAAGAAGTTATCGTTATCAATAATGTCAACGTAGAAGTTTGCGGGTGGCTCGATTGATCTAGCCGCCCTTCTCATTTCATCTGTGTAGGCCATTGTTTTTTTCTCCTGTCCCTAAGTGCAATTATACCAAGAAAAACGTTTATCCAAACGCCAATCAGTATAAATAGTTGTATTAAAAGCAGACTCATTTCTTTTGCTCAATCGTCAGGTACTGCCATGTTGCTGCCCAGTCGGGCTTGGATCTATGTCGATTAAACTCTCTAGAGATCTTGCCATTTTCTATGTATACTCCGCCCCAAACGCCCCACTCTTTTTGGGAAACGCCTACAGCAAAGCATTGCTTAGCTACAGGACACCCAGAGCAAAGCTTGTCAATTGCTGGTCGAAATGTCTCATCTTCTTCATACTTATCAAAAAAGAAGTTGGTGTCATAGCCTAGGCATGCAGCGTTATCTTTCCACTCATGCTTATCCATACTACCTCACATAATTCTTAGGGATGTGCCATCCATCTGAGGTTAGCTTAATGATCCTCTGGAGGTGCCATACCCCAGCGACTCGGGCACCAAACTTTGAAGTTCTAGCCTTCTCGGATGGGTAGGAAAAAATTACATCCCAACCATTCCAACGAAGATTCTTGTTTTTACTTACGACGTCTTCCATTTTTTCAAGTGATGAAATCAACATGACTACTCATTCCCTCGTATAGATTACTTTTTTTATTTTTGTTTCATTAATAACAAGCTCACAATATTTGCAAGGCTTGCTGTTACGGTCCTGCCCCTGCCTGTTGACTCTCGCAACATACAGGATAGCCCCGTCAACGTTCCAATTGGCATCCCTAATAGCCTCTATCTCGGCATGCCTTGAGCAATGGGTCTTGATGTGCTCTGGGGAAACAAACATAGGATTGTTAGTATCCTTGTTGTACCCCCTACCTATTACACTTCCAGACTTAACAATCACTGCCCCATGCTTTTTATTTGCCGCAGATTTTGCAGCGAAATATCTAGCAACGGACAGGAATGCTTGCTCACTCCTACTCAGAATCATTGGAAGGTATACACCTGCGCTTCTACCTTCAAATCATCTGCTACATCAACAAGCTCGGAGATGGGCTCTCCTGGCTTGCTAAAAAAAGCGAAGTAGTCTACTGACCCCATATTGGTCTTTAGCCACCTCTGAGTAACTTTACGAACCCTAATTCTGATTCCACGAGCCCTAAGGCTGTCTTCAGATTTGTTCGAAAACTCTTGGGCCATATCATTCACTCGATATGGACCAGCAGAGTAAATATTAATTTCTTTATCGTCGTCATGCATGGTTCCCAGACCAGTTAGCATGGATCGCAAGAAGATTGTGTAATCTTCAAACCTATTGCTTCCCTGTACCGCCAAAATCATTATCAAGTCCCTCTCTCAGTTTTTCTACAATAAACAAAGTCTGATCTAATTGTACCTTATCCATAGTCATTGTGTCAACTCTCTTTGTGGTTGACCTGTCTACTGCCCCCTCTATAATGTCTGCTGTATAAAGAGTGTTGTCTTTAATCCAATAAGCAGACCTTTCTAATACAACAACACGAATATACGAGTTCTCGATAAACTTAGTTGCTTGAGTCGGTGGCATCTTTTTGTCTTCTGGCACAAACTGCAGCAAAGGCGCTACCAGGCTGTAAACATGACTTTGTGTATACTTAATCTCTTTTGTTTTAAACTTTTTAATAGGCTCTCTTAATACCCTGTTAGCAACTAGAATAATTGCGAACGTTAAGATAGAGCCCAAAAAGTATTCCACTAAAGACCAGCTCTCTTATCTGAAAGATATTGCCTCTCGTCAATAGTTTCTGTAGCAAAGGTGCTCATGGCAAGGTAGCCATTTGCATCCTTCATGATCTTTGTGTAGTGGTGAGAGCAGAAAAGCAAGTCACCAGTGCTTCCAACAACCTTTACATAGGCCTGAGCATCGCACTCTGCGTCACAGCGGTCCTGCACAGTGAGCTGACGCTCGGCGGTCTTCTTGTCAAGGGTAGCTGTTGTCATTATTTCTCCATTGTTAGTGGTGGATATTGTCTTAACTATTATAACTGGTTTAGTTGAAGATGTCAACTATCTATCTTTACTCGCCCATCCGCTTCCGTTAAATTGCACACCGAATGCGCCAGAGGCATAGTGTCTTTTCATAGTGCCTTCGCAGCTGGTACAAACAAAACCAGGGACATCTGGTTCATTGATGCCCCTGATCTTGTCTACCATTTCACCGCAACCAGCACACTTATACTGGTATATTGGCATTACTTACTCGCTAGCTCCGCACGTACGGCAGCCTTGGTTTCAGCAGCAGGGATTACGATTGATGTTAGTACAGATAGAATACCTGCCAACAACGCAACTCCACCAACCTCGCCCCAGTTTACGTCCATTGCTGTAACAAACTGGTCGGCACCGAGGATAGCGATAGCAGCCTGGGCCGCTGTCTTAATTGCGCGTTCTCCTGCTGACTTCCAAAAAGCAACTGTCATGATCATGTTATATTTCCTTTCGTTATAACCTAATAATTATATACCATCTGGGTTGTCTGTGTCAAATTGATCCAGAGGGTTTTCCAAAGGCTCAGGGCCAGATCTTTTCCAGATTTTGACATCCTCATAGGTAGCAGATGTTGTGTACGCAGTTACAATAATAGATAGCAAAGCTACTCCGCCAACAACCATCTCCACCCCAACCTGGCTTGTTGTAAAAACAGTTACCGCACCAAAGATAATCATTAAGATTGCAATGATATAAGCTCCATAGATTAACCTTCTGCGGTGTCTCCAGGATGGCCCTTGCGCAATTGCTCTGTCCGAAATCTCTTTATTAGCTTTGTTGTTATCTCTTAGCCTATTAAAAACAGTAATTAAATTAGTCCACATTATCTATAAGTTCCTTTGTTTAGGGCTCTTTGAAGAGCGCTGATTGTTCCCCTACCCCAGATGCCATCGATGCGTCCAGAATACTCTCTCAGAAGCTTCAGGAGGCGCTGTACGGCCTTGCGGGTGTTTGGCCCAGGAATACCATCAGCTTTCGAGCCAGCTGATCTTTGCACAGCCTTCCATGTAATTGGTCCAGGAATGCCGTCAATAACGCCGTAGTATTCGTATTTTGGATTAGCCTTTAGTGCTGCTTGCCAGGCTTTCCAGGTAGAGCGATCAAGTCTTCCAGTGACCTTTATCTTTGCTCTCTCTGGTTCTGATGGCTTATCTCCTGGCTTCTCATCTGAGAGATAGCTATTGGGATCCACGCTATCCCCCCACTTTCTGCTTCTTCGGCACTCGAAGTGAAGATGGCTTCCGTTGCTAGCCCCAGTATTTCCAGAACGATATATAAACTGACCAGCTCTTACTCGCTCACCCTTTTGTAGCTTAGTGGCTTCACGACCGTGGTAATAAACAGTGTAAAGGTCTGATGCATGTTTGATAATAACAACATGTCCGCCACCTTTGGGAGACCAGCCGACGTGCTCTACAACCCCATCGCCTGCACACAAAACATCAAAAGACCCACCGTAATCAATACCGTGATGCATTTTGTTGCGTTGCCCAGTAATTGGGTGCTTTCTTGGCCCATAGGGGCTTGTGACCTTGCGACCTGGTGCGGGGTTGTATAGCTTCATAATAATATTATAACATGCGTGATACAATTGTATTATGACAGCACATAGAATAGAACTGATTGGGGCAGTTGCAAAAAGAATTACCCCCAATGGAACACACTCAGGGATGGACATTACCCTCCAGAATGTGAGCGAGTCTGAGACTATTTATGTTGGTGGAGAAGGTGTTTCTACTACCAACTATGGCTTTAGGCTATCCCCTGGACAGGCATTTTCAATTGAACTACCTGGACTGGATGCACTTTACACAATAGCATCGGCTAGCGATACACCCCTAGCAATTCTACAGACTAATCTGGAGAGTCAAAACTAATGGCTAGGTTTACTAATGCAGGTGCAGATCCAGTTAACGCAGACTGGGATGCAACCACGGGGCTGGCTCAAATCTTAAATAAGCCAGATCTTTCTAACGTTTCCCCTGCAGAAATATCATTTGTTGTAAATGGTGGAACTCTTGGAACACAGCCAACATTCAGCGGTGACCCACTATTTGCTGGACACTACATAAAGTATGGAACGCTAGTGTATGTTGACATTGAGGTAGATTTTTCTAATATTACGAACTTTGGAAGTGGTCAGTACTTCCTAGATATTCCATTCCCAACAAAGAGAGACATTTCTTTTGATGGCGTACTGCATGATGTATCTGCAAATAATTATTATCACATTACAGGTATATGCGAAGCTGGTGAAAGCAGAGTTCTCCTACACTATTCTGGAAGTAATGGACAGCTTCAGCCATTCCAGCAGGGTAGCCCAAGAACACTTCAAACAGTAGACCACTTTGCTATGCACGGCAGTTATATAGATAACCCAGCTTAAGCGGCTAGCTCAGTGATCTTGTCTGGTTGAAATCCAGCCCAAGAGTCATTGTCTGTTACGACCACAGGAGCTGCACGATAGCCCATTTCAATAAGCTTGTCTAATTCTGCGGGGTTTTCTACAATATCAACTGTGTCATACTCCACCCCAATCTTATCCATTAGCCTCTTAGTCATGTCGCATTGGACACAATTAGGTTTGGTATACACAGTAGTCATTTATTTTCCCTTCTTAAAAATAGACAATACATTTTCTTTAGCAACCTGGTAGCCAATACCAAAAGATGATACCGATAGCAGAACGATTGCTAGTGCGTGCCAGAAATAAAACATGTCTCCTCCTTGTTTCTTATATTATACATCTATTTAAGATGGAGCCTCCTGTCAGATTCGAACTGACGACCCCCGCTTTACAAGAGCGGTGCTCTGGCCAACTGAGCTAAGGAGGCTGTTCTATTAGAGCTGCCAGGGCTCCGGATTCTTTAGATTATGTGGCAGAGTCTCTCCTGTTTCTGGATCAAACATCTCCCACATAGTTATGTCGGTTATGCCGCCACGGATTTGCTGACAAACATCCTCGTCATCCGCCTTAACAACCAAAGTTGCATTAAAAAAGTCTTCGTTAGTCTCATAATCCGAGCCTGCGTTTTCTAGATAAACTCTTTTTACAACATCCAAAATTGGTCTAAAATAATACTCTTTCATTTTTTCTCCTATTTATTCTTCAGATCAAAGCGATCAGCTAGCATCACCTTGTCCCAAGCTTTAACAAAGTTTTTAATTAAAACAATGTTGCCATCAACACCGCCATAGACCTCAGCTACCGACCTAAGAATAGAGTTTGACGCAATAAACATGTCGGCCCTGCTAACCTTAATTCTGGTTTGGTGCACATAGTGCTGTCCAGCAAACCAGTAAGCACGTTCGCTATCGACTGGATCCTCTCCTTCATCATCTGCAAAAGGTGTCCAGTTGTACCACTGCTTCAACAAGGCATTTTCTAAAAAGTCATTGTTTACCTTATGACCAGTTTTTCTGTTCCAACTCTCAGAAGAAATGTCTGACCCTCGGTGATGCAGGCTTAGGGCTCTAAACCCAACAAGGAGTGCAACCATTTCTGGGATAGTTAGCCCGAGCAATGCTGACCTATCCACTAACAAGTGTTCAGCAATTTTGTCTAGTTGGTGGTTTACGTTTAGCCATGGATTTGTCCAGTTCAAGAATCCGTCAGCACATGGCTCTAGATGATTAACTGACTCAGGATCGATCTGGTCTTGCGTAGCGTCCCCCCTGCCAGGAGTAAACGGTACTTCTACTTCGTACCCAGTGTAGCTTATTGCTTTTTCAAGGCCGACCTTGCCTCCAAAAACAATTAAGTCAGCATTGGACATCTTAATGTTTAAAGATTCTTTTGCTTTTCTTAAAAGATTTAGAGTAAGCTCGACTCGTTCGTAGTCAACAAAATCCCAAGACTTCATTGGCTCTAAAAGAATTCTTGCGCCATTTGCCCCGCCACGCTTATCAGTATTTCTAAAAGTAGATGCCGAAACCCATGCTGTAAAGACCAGGTCTCTCAGGTCCAGGGGTCTTGAGTCTTGCTTCCCATCATTTCCCCAGGTAAAGCTAATCTTACTTTCTTTTTTTTCTAACAGATGAATAATGTTTCCTTTAAGATTGTATAGATCTTTTTCAGAAGGAGCTGGGTATTCGTTTTCGTGAACAGGATCTTGCCACAAAAAAGTCTCACTCGGCAAGTCGTCACCCCTATATCTAGAGACTGGCCCCATGTCACGGTGGGTGAGCTTAAACCAGGCCTTAGCAAAAGCATCTGAAAAGTAATCAAAGTCTTCCAAGAACTTTTTGCAGATCTTGTCGTACTCGGGGTCTCCAAATCTCAATGCTAAATCAGTGGTGAGCATCATAGGCTTGTTCATTTTGCCTTCGATGTGCGCATCGGGCACCATGTCTTCTGGCTGGCAGTCTACTGGCTCCCACTGCTGGGCTCCAGCGGGACTTTCAACCTTTACCCACTCATACTTGTATAATAACTCTAGGTACTTGTTGTCCCACTTTAGTGGTGTGGGTGTCCAGGCACCCTCCAAACCGCTAGTTACAGTATCTTCTGAGTGCCCCTTGCCCTGCGTATTTTTCCAACCAAGATTAGTGCTCTCAAGCCCAGTGGCTTCTGGCTCTGGTCCCAGCTGAGAAGCATCGCCGTTGCCGTGTGCCTTTCCAAAAGCATGACCACCAGCCACCAGGGCAACAGTCTCTTCGTCATTCATGGCCATCCGTGCAAATGTTTCACGAATGTCTCGGGCAGATCCAGAAAAGTCATCCGCGTTACCGTTTGGTCCCTCTGGGTTGACATAGATAAGACCCATTTGGACGGCAGCAAGGGGGTTGTCTAGGTCTTCCCGCAAGTCTTGATTTTTGTATCTTTCACTAGCAAGCCACTCTGACTCTGGTCCCCAGTACGTATTGTCTGGAAGGTAAACATCTTCTCGTCCACCAGCAAAACCTAAAGTTTCAAACCCCATGTCTTCTAGTGCTACGTTTCCAGCTAAAATAAATAAATCTGCCCAGCTAAGCTTGTTCCCAAACCTTTCTTTAACTGGCCAAAGGATTCTCCTTGCCTTATCCAGGTTAGCGTTGTCTGGCCAAGAGTTTAAGGGCGCGAATCTATGCAGCCCATTTCCCCCACCACCACGGCCATCCGAAACTCTATATGTTCCTGCAGAGTGCCAAGCCAGTCGAATAAACAAGGGTCCATAGTGGCCCCAGTCAGCTGGCCACCAATACTCTTGCCCGTACGGCATTCCTTCTGGGGCGGGTTGACCATTTCCTGGGGCGCCAATTAGCTCTTCATCCCCAACCATAATTCTCTTAATAAAATCTTTTACTTCACCAAGCCACAAAGAGTCAAACTCTTTGGCATAATCAAAGTCTTTGCCCAAAGGGTTCACTGATTCATCACTGTGTGAAAGGATGTCCAAGTTTACCTGTTTTGGCCACCACTGTTTGTTTGTGGGTGTACTTGCAGTTGTTGCTTTTTTAATTTGTTCGTGTGGGAATGGGCACTTTGGTTCGTCGCTCATTTTGCACTCTCTCTTTCTTGTTTATAAAGTATGGGTATATTCTACCACAACTCGTACCCCTGGTAGGATTCGAACCTACGACACATGGATTAGAAGTCCATTGCTCTGTCCCCTGAGCTACAGAGGCTTATTTTATTATAAATAAAATCTAATTACTCCGTCTTCACATCCATGGGTATCAATGTTTTCAAAATTAATTGCAGATATTAGCGAAAGGTCTGGTCCAGGGCAATCTTCATCCTCGTTCTCAAAGTCACCATTTTTGTTGCAAATAGGGCAGTAGACATCGACCTCTGTATATAGCCCGCTATATCTGTC